GGCGATGTGGCATCATTTTATAATATCAGTCAGGACTTAGCCTATATCAAACTGAAATCAGTGTTTACAGGTGAAACGGAAACACTCAAGGACCTCGGTGTGGTAATGACCCAGTCGGCGCTTGACCAGTTCGCGCTGGCAAATGGCTATGGTAAAACCACATCCGCCATGACTGAACAGGAGAAAGTGGCTCTCCGCTTGGCTTTTGTACAGAAACAGTTGTCTGCCGCATCTGGTGACTTTATCCGTACTTCAGACAGCTGGGCGAACCAGGTAAGAGTAATGCAGTTACAGCTGCAATCTCTCAAGGCGACAGTTGGACAGGGATTAATCAATCTCTTCACTCCTGTTTTGAGAGTTATTAATATTTTGCTGGGCAAACTGGCAACTCTGGCAAATGCCTTCAAGTCATTTACGGAATTAATCACCGGAAAGAAATCATCTGGCCAGACAGGCACAAGTGGTGCAGGCCTTGCCGGGACAGATGCAATAGCTGATACGGCAGACCAATATGGAGATGCTGCCAACAATGCCGAAAAGCTGGCAGATGCGACAAATGATACAGCAGATGCAACTAAGAAAGCTACTAAGGCGGCAAAAGGATATCTTAGTCCTCTTGACGAAATAAATAATTACTCAACGGATAAAAGCACAGATTCATCGTCAAAAGTACCGGGCGCAACCGGCGGACTTGCAGATCAGATGAAAGATGCTGTACAAAATGTTGATTACGGAAAAGTGGCGGAGGGTGAGACAGTCCTTGACAAAATTAGCAAATCAGCTGAAAAGCTCGCGAAGCTCCTTAAAAAGCTCTGGAAGCCATTTCAGGACGCTTGGAAAAAAGAGGGTAAGAACACCATTGACGCAGCAAACATTGCTCTATCTGGAATTGCGAAGCTTGCCAAGAGTGTAGGCAGGAGCCTCATGGAAGTCTGGACAAACGGTACAGGTACGACAATGCTTACGACCATGCTAAGGATTGCTCAGAACGTGCTTAAAACTGTCGGGAATATTGCATCCGGTTTTGCCGATGCGTGGAACAAGAACAGTGTAGGGACACAGATCATACAGAACATTGCAGATGCTCTTGTAGTAGTCATGCAGATTATTGAGAGGATTGCCGCAGATACGGCAACGTGGGCGGCAAACTTAGATTTCTATCCGCTGTTAGAATCTATCAGTAATCTGACAAGTGCATTTGCACCAATTCTGGAATCCATTGGAAATGTTCTTGAATGGATTTACAATAACATCGTTCTTCCGATGTTGAAATGGGTTATTGAGGTAGGACTTCCGACAGTGATTAATTTAGTCGCAAAAGTAGCAACTTTTCTTGCTGATCATCAGTCGATTGTTGAAGCGTTCGGCGCAGCCCTAATCGGAGCGTTCGCGGCAGCAAAGATTGCAGAATTAGCATCGGGAGTTATCAAAAGTGTATCTGGAATAGCTACAGCCGCAAAAGGACTTATCGCGTTAATGACTGGCACTGGCGGGATTATGGGTGGAATCAAGGCCATTGCGACAGCAATCGGCACTGGCGGGATTTTCGCGATCGCAGTCGGTGCTGCTATAGCAATCGGAGTTTTGCTGTACAAAAACTGGGATGAAATATGCGCGGCAGCAACAAAATTAAAAGACTGGGTTGTTGAAAAAACTCGTGAATTGTCAGAATCAGCAACACGTACATTAAGCAATTTGAAAGAAAAGATAGCTAATGTTTGGAATATTATTAAAACATCAACGTCTACTACTTGGAACTCAATCAAAAAGACTCTTTCTGGCCTTTGGAACTCTCTTAAATCCACAGCCAGCACAGTATTTAATGCAATTAAAACTAAAGTTGTAGGCGTATGGGACAGCGTAAAGAACAAGACATCAAAAACATGGGAAAACGTAGCTACGTTCGTATCTAATAAAGTAGAAGCGATAAAAAATGCTATCACTAATAAGTTTAATGCCGCCAGAGATGCAGTCAGATCTGCGTTTGAAGGCATTGTGGATTTTATTAAAGCTCCGATCAATCAAGCAATCAGCATTGTTAATAATGCAGTTGGAATGATTAATAATGCAATTGGTGGAATTGAATCTGCATTTTCCTTTGGACCCTGGACTGTTCCAACACCGTTTGGTTCAAAGACTATTGGATTTCATGCGACATTTCCACGTATCGGAACTATCCCATATCTGGCCAGTGGCGCAGTTATTCCACCAAGGTCAGAATTCCTTGCGGTATTAGGCGATCAAAAAAAAGGAAATAACCTGGAAGCACCGGAAAGCCTGTTGCGTCAGATCGTCCGGGAAGAATCAGGAAAAGGACAGGGAGACGGAAATACCTACAATGTTACAGTTAATGCATCTGGCAGAAAACTGTTAGATATTATTATTAGTGAAGCTGAAATGAGAAGAAACCGGAACGGGAAGAACCCATTTGAGTTAGCATAAGGAGAAGAATATGGCGCAGGAACAATTCAAAATAGACAACGTTGTTATAAGAGCACCGGACAGTTACAAACCGGTGTTCGCAACCACTTCTACGGAAGATTCTAAAAGAAGTCAGGATTTGATTATGCACAATACACCAATGGGAACAATTGGTGGGTATGACATGCAATGGGGCGAGCTTACGTGGGCTGAAATAGCAACCATACTAAATACTGTACTTAACAAAAGCCAATTCACGTTCCACCACAAAGACCCAACTGTTCCGGGAAGATGGATAGACAGAACATTCTACGCATCAAATTTCAACATGGCTGCGCAAACTCTGAAAGACGGGGAAGAAAAATGGACGGATTTGTCTATTAATGTGAGGAGGATTGAGCCGATTTGATAAATGTATCTACTCAGTTAAAAAAAGAATCTCTTACAAACAGAAATTATTACGTGACAGCAAACGTTACATTGTCAGACGGCACTACGCTCAAATTAGGCAAAAAAGACTTTTATCTGTCTGGAAATAGTCTTGTAGATTCAGCGGACTCTGGGGACTTCCCGGTGTGTGTAGCAATAGAAAAAACGGCAAGCTTATCATTGGTAAATGATGACGGACGCTTTGACGGATATAATTTTAATGCTGCAAGGTTTGTTATCTTTCTCAATGTGCAGCTATCTGACAGGATAGAAACTATAAAAAGAGGTACTTATATTGTATCGAAAAAGCCTGCAACAGCAAGCGAAATAAGTCTTTCTCTCTTAGATAAAATGCATAACGCTGATAAGACATATGATTCTAATCTGTCTTTTCCTTGTACAGTCAAGGAACTGCTCTCAGAATGCTGTCGGCAATGCGAAATCACTCTTGGAGATGCAGTGTTTCCAAATGCGGATTTTCAGATTCAGAAAGTGCCATCTAATACGACATATCGTACAGTAATCGGAATGTGTGCCGGGATAGCCGGTGGAAATGCAAGAATCGACGAAAATGACTTACTCAGGATTATTACGTTTGATAAGGCATTTACCAATACGACTATTTACGATGGTGGAACAGTAAAGAACTGGACAAATGGTGATGATCTGGATGGTGGCACACTTAATCCATGGACGACAGGGACTGTGGTTGATGGTGGTACGTTAAGCAATAACGACTATCACGCGTTATTTTCAATTCAGAATCTACAATATGATGTAGACGATGTTATTGTAACAGGCGTCAAATATGTAGAAGATGAGACCGAATATATGTCGGGTCAGAACGGCTATGTAATTACTATTGATAACCAGTTATTGTCAGGTAATGCACAGGCAGGAGTCGAAGTTATTGGAAATCAATTAATCGGTTTACGAATGCGCCCTTTCTCATGTGACGGAATTGCCAACGGATACGCCACTTTCGGCGATTCAGTCGAATTTATTGATACTAAGAATCGTGTCTTTAGATCATTTGCAACTAATGTAGAATTTGTGTTTGGCGGCTCAACATCATGGAGCTGTAGCGCAAAGAGTGCCGAAGAAGATGCAAGCGAGTTTATTGGTGAGCAGCAGGCAGTGGTAGAACAAGTAAAAAAAGACATAGAGAAAAAGCTATCTGCATATGACGTAAAGCTCAAACAAATGAACGAGCTTGCAGCAAACACGCTAGGTTTCTTCTATACAGAGGAAATACAAGAAGATGATTCCGTAATTACGTACCGGCATGATAAACCTACACTTGCTGATTCTAAAGTAATTTATAAAACAAGTGCTGATGGATTCTTCTTGTCAGTAGACGGCGGTCAGACATGGAAAGCCGGCTTTGATAGTAATGGAGATGCCGTTCTGAATATTCTCTATGCCATCGGTATTCAATCAGAATGGATTAATACAAGAGGCTTCACAGCGAAAGATAATAACGGGAATACGACATTAAGAATAGATGCCGACACAGGTGCTGTCACATTAGAAGTTGAAAACTTTACACTGAAAAGTAGAACTATTGAACAGATTGCCAAGGACGTTGTGGATGGGTCAGTTCGTAATGTGACTATCCCGAACTATTATGGCACGTATACACCAACATTGCAGAATTATCCGGCATCTGAGTGGAAAAGTGAAGAATATGAAAAGCATGACGGCTCGATATTCATGAACTTCTCTACAAGCCAGGTATATATGTTTTCTGGGACTGATGGCGCTTGGCGGGAACTGGACGCTGAAAAAATTGTCAATTTTGAAAGAGTTTTTAACGCTTTAACGGATAACGGTAAGCAAGAGGGAATTTATATGCAGAACGGACATCTGTATATAAATGCTTCCTATATTAAGTCCGGCCAGATTTCAGCTGATTTAATTAGCTTGAAAAACATTAATGTTACAAACAGTTCTGGAACATCAACATTTGCGATTGATAACTACGGAAATGTTACGCTCAGACCTGATACATTTGTATTAACAAATGGTGATACAATATATAGTGTTGCGGAAGACAAAGCTTCGACAGCGCTATCAAGTGCAAACAGCTATACAGATAAAGTGCTCAGTGATCTCGACATAGGAAAAATGTCCAAGCAAGAGATTATTAATGTGCTAAGCGATAACAGCAGCAATAAAGGCCTGTATCTATCAAATGGCAATGTGTACATGAATGCCGATTATATTAACACAGGCGAATTAGCAGGATGGAAAGTTGGAATTAAAAAGCTTTCAGCAAGTGGCACGTATGGAGAAGTAATACTAGATGCTTCAACTGGAGAGATCTATTCAGAGACGAATACAGGAATATATGTACCGGGGTACGGGACATTGTATGGAACGCGTATTAGAGGAATTAATCTTTATACAGGAACCGTACATGCAAGTTCAGCCTCGTTTAATAAAAGCGTTTCGGCGAGCAGCGTTTCGGCGAGCAGCGTTTCGGCGAGCAGCGTTTCGGCATCAAAAGAAGTTACAGCAGGTACACATGTAGAAGCCAGTGGTCATTTCTACAGTGCAGGTACGGGGACAGACCTTGCGGATTTAAGTGTCCGAGGGACAAAGAAGAGGATTTTTCCAACAAAAAACTATGGTACACAGGCGTTTTATTGCTACGAAATGGCATCCCCCATGTTTGGAGACATCGGAGAAGCATCCATATCAGAAGACGGCACATGTCTGATAGACATAGATGACATATTCCAAGAATCTACTAATGTAAGGATTGAATATTATGTGTTCTTGCAAAAGGAAGGAGATGGAGATTGTTGGGTAGACCAAAAAGAACAGACATATTTCACTGTAAAAGGTACTCCGGGGCTTAAATTTGCATTTGAAGTCAAAGCGCGTCAAGCTGACTATGAACACATGCGTTTTGCTGATGCAAGTGAAACAGCTTACGATAGGGCAATAGACACAGACATGCCAGAGCCAGACTACAGTAAAAGCCTTGAAATATCAGAACCCGATTACGAAAAAGAGCTTCTTAATAACAGGAAAAAAATTATTGACGAAATGGAGGAAATATCATGAAAAAAATTCTTACAAGTTTTATGAATCTCAGCACTGGAGAAGGAAGTCGCATTGCTTACACCTATTCAGAAGTAGACGAAAGCACAGGAAGTATCATCAGTCAGAACAATAAAGGCAATTTTCTCGTGATGGATGACAGCGTGCAGAAAAATCTTGATTCTGTAAAGAATTACATAAGGAATAATTTCCTTTTATAAGGAGGTAAGTCTAATATGGCCAATACATACACAATACAATTCCGGCGCGGTATGTACTCCGATTTTGATACGTCGAAAATTCGTCCCGGAGAGCCCGTTGCGATTCTTGGCAATGACCCGTCCGTTCCATCTGGTAAAGCCTTATACATTGCATTTGCGGCTAATGATGTAAGGCGGTTGTGTTCCATTGAGGACATTTCAGAGATGGTTAATGCCGGAGAATTCGTTGGTCCACAGGGTCCCAAAGGCGAAAAAGGAGATAAAGGCGCAGATGGTACCGTGACATTTGAATCACTGACACCTGAGCAGAAAGAATCACTAAGGGGCATCTCTATCACAGCAGTCAGTATTGACACAGATGGAAATTTGACAATAACATTTTCAGATGGTGATAGTGAAAATGTTGGGAATATTATGGGGCCTCAAGGAGTGCAAGGCCCAAAAGGTGAAAAAGGAGACGTTGGTCCGCAGGGACCAGTTGGTCCGCAAGGCCCGCGAGGAGAAAAGGGCGAACAAGGAAACGACGGAACGTCTCTTAATGTCCTTGGCACAAAAGAATCTGAGGCAGACCTCCCCCTGAGTGCAGAGAAGAACGATGCATATTTAATAGACGGAGAAATGTGGGTTTTCGACGGCGCGAATTGGAACAATGCTGGCAAGATTCAGGGGCCGCAGGGGCCAGTTGGTCCGCAAGGTCCAAAGGGTGACCCAGGGCCACAGGGTGTAAAAGGAGACCCCGGAGAAAAAGGAGAGCAGGGAGTACAGGGCTTAAAAGGCGATACTGGGCCGCAAGGTGAACAAGGTCCAGTTGGTCCAAAAGGTGAGCAAGGAGATACTGGTGCGCGAGGAATCACATTCACTCCTGTTGTAGACAGCGAAGGAAACATAAGCTGGAGTAATGACGGAGGGCTTGAAAACCCCCAGACAGTAAATATTACCGGGCCGCAAGGCGATACGGGTGCAAAAGGAGATACTGGACCGCAAGGAGAAAAGGGCACTACATTCATTCCAAGTGTAGACACTGATGGAAACATAAGCTGGAGCAACACAGATGGAATCGCCAATCCCGAAACAGTAAACATCAAAGGGCCAAAAGGAGATAAGGGAAGTGATGCGACTGTCCCAATTGCTACAATCGAAATTCTTGGTAAGGTTAAGCCTGACGGCAAGACAACATTCATAGATGAAGACGGAACGCTCCACGCAAAAGGCGGTGGCGCAACCGTTACCCCAAAACCCGTAAACAACCCAACAATCGAGAATGCAAATGCATCGGTTATAATTAAATGGCAAGACCCAGAAAACACGGTAATCAGTGGTTCAACATTCTCTACATGGGCTGGTACAAAACTTGTAATGAAAGAAACGGGCTATCCCGCAAATCCAGATGATGGAACACTTGTGGTTGATAACACAGTTCGTGATAAATACAAAACCACAGGCTATACAGTCACAGGGCTGACAAACGGCAAACAATATTACTTTACACTGTTTCCATATTCTACAGATGGTGTATACAACTACGATGCAGGAAACAGACTTCTCGGCGAACCAAAAGAGGATTTGAAGATTGTCGCATTTGCCGACGGAACAGACGCAGAGATTGAAAAGATGATTGAAGCGCACTACGCAGGCAAAATCAACATTAGCGACTATTGGGCGGTCGGCGACAAGAGAACCATCCATCACAATGCCATGGATGCAACTGGCGTAAGTGAGTCACACAGAGCGAATGATTATGCCTATGTAATTATCGGAATCGAACATGATGACTTAGTGACTGCTATCAATGGCAAGACTAAAGCCGCTATTACAATTCAGACAGAACGTATGTTGTATTTAGACACTACGACAGAATATAACACCTCCTATAATGTATCACATGAATGTGGTTATATAAACGGTTCAAGTACAAATAGTGGTGGTTGGGAAGGCTGTGCAAGACGTACGTGGTGCAATAATGTGTACAAGAAATGTTTGCCTACTTATATTCAGAATATGATGAAGCAGGTCAAGAAGTTGGCATCTGTAGGAAGCCGTAGCAGTACGATTAAAGTCTCAAATGACTATGCATTTTTACCTTCTGAAATTGAGGTTTTTGGCAGTATAAAGTATTCTTTCGCAGGCGAGGGAGAACAGTATCAGTACTTTAAGAACGCAACTGCTAATAGATATAAGAAACCGTACTTTAGCAGTAATTTCGTGTCTGGCCGCTATTGGGAACGTTCGCCTTACTCCAGCAGCGGAAACAAATTCTGTCATGTGGACATGGACGGGGAATCGTACTACAGCGACGTCAGCTACGCTCTTGGTGTTGCCCCCTGCTTATGTATCTAAAATCCTAGCAAAACCCATCTACCGCCGTAAGGCGGTTAAAAGGATTTGCGGTACTATTTTTAATCAAAGGAGATGATAATTGTGGATAAAAAAGAAATTGCAAATATCTACAAAGCCATCAATCGAGTTTCAAACAGGCTGAATGAGATGTCTGAAAAGCTTGACTCGGTGATGCGGATGCTTAATGCGGAATCTAATCGTAAAATTCTGATTAATGGTGATGGTATTGACGGTCTAGCTGAACTTGTATCAACGCATGATTCGGCACTTGATGAACTGGCTACTTTAGTTGCAACAATCAGAGGTGAGAATAATGGTTAAATTTTACGAAGAAAGAGTTATTAATGAATTGAAAAAATGGACAGATGTTCCCGAGTTGTGGAATAAGAAGGTAATTGAAAGGCTTCAAAAGGATGGCTATGTACTGAATGAGGACGGGACAGTAACAGAATCAAAACCAGGAATAGTGAAATAAAATACGTGCAAGGGAGAAAATATGGAAATTAAAGGAATTGACGTATCATCTTATCAGAGTAAGCCAGACTGGGCGAAAGTATCGAATTCTGAAATTAAGTTTGCAATATTGAGAATCCATCAAAAATCTGGAACTGATTCCTCTTTTGAACATAACTACAAAGGATGCAAGTCAAATGGAATCCTTGTCGGCGGATATAAATACAGTTACGCTCTGACACCGGCACAGGCAATTGATGAAGCTGAGAGCGTAATTTCTGTTCTTGGCGGACGCGGAATGGACTTTCCAATCTTCTACGACCTTGAATGGAGTCAGCAGAGAAACCTTGGAAAACAGGCGATTGAGAACATTGCAGTAGCATTTCTGACCAGAATCAAAAAAGCCGGTTATAAGGTCGGTATCTACTGCAATCTTGATTGGTACAATAACGTTCTGTCAGACACCCTGAAAAAGTACGATTGCTGGATTGCTCGTTATCCGGCTAGTGATAATGGCTCTGTACAGGAAAGATTGCGTCCATCTGTTGGTGTAGGCTGGCAGTATTCCAGTAGAGGAAAAGTATCCGGCATTAGTGGTAACGTTGACATGGATGTATTCTATAAGGATTACAAAGAGGAGGTTTCTGCAATGGATAAAGCTATTGAAAAAGTGATTCTTATTGCAAAAAATGAGATTGGATACCTTGAAAAGAAGAGTAATAGTCAGCTCGACAGTAAGACTGCAAACGCCGGTTCAAACAACTATACGAAGTACTGGCGAGACATTAAGCCATCATATCAAGGACAGCCTTGGTGCGCAGCATTCGTGAGTTGGTGTTTTATGGAAGCATTCGGACAGGAAAAAGCAAAAAAACTGTTGAAGCACTGGCCCTATGTTTACTGCCCAACACTTGGTAATCTGTTTACAAGGAACGCTAATCCAAAGATTGGCGATATTGTAATCTTTTATCGTAACGGAACTTTTGCTCATACCGGCATCGTAACGGCTGTAATCGGAGACAGGTTCTATACCATCGAGGGAAATACTTCTGGCGCATCTGGAATTATTGCAAATGGTGGCGGTGTCTGTGCAAAGAGTTATCTTAACAGTCAGATGCCCGGAACTAAGTTCTGCACACCGGATTACAGTATTGTATCTGATACATCACAAACAGGAGAGAAATATATGTTTAATCCAGAGACAGTAAAAGCAGGAGACAAAAATACATCTGTGCTTCTCTTACAGGAAATATTAAGAGCCAGGGGCTTTAAAGGCAAAAACGGCAAAACCCTGAAACTTACATGGACAGCAGATGCAAACACGATTTACGCTCTGAAAGCTTATCAGGAATCTAGGAAAGATGTTCTGGAAGTGGACGGAGTCTGTGGACCCGCCACATGGAAAGATTTGATTGCCATATAAAAACATCCCGGGGTTAATTCCCCGGGAACTTTATTTATAAACATATTTGGTATCACTTCGGAAGTTTTAGACTGTTATCGTTAGTCACACGTTAGTCACAAATAAAAATATTATTTCCTAATATAATAGTCCCAAAAACGCTGTATTTACAGGCATTTGCGCAATTTTCTAAATTCTATTTGTTAGTCACAATCAATAAAATTAGAATAATGAAAATGAAATGTGGGAAATCCTTGCAAAATCGCTAAAAACGTTGATTTTAATAGGGTTTCCGGCATTTCGATAATGATATTTCGGTTGTTTTAGAAAGATTAAAATGGGTTCCGTTAGTCACAGTTAGTCACAAATGGAACTTTTATCTTTTCTATTTCTGTCCGGAGTTCTTCCAGTGTTCTGTGGCCGTACACAGCGTTTGTAACATCTCCACCAAAAGAGTGGCCGAGCATTCGCTTTCGGTCATTCTCCCGGACACCGTATTTTTCACACAGCGCAGAAAAGGTATGTCGACAATCGTGCGGCGTGTGTTTCGGATTTCCGACTATTCCCAAACGTTCCAGTGTAGGATAGAACAACGCTTTTCTATGGTGTTGCTGAGTATATACACATAGTTTTCCATCTTGTGCCAGCACTTTCTGTTCAGCAAAATGGTATATGGCAGGATGTATCGGAACAATTCTGTTTTTACCGGCTTTTGTTTTGATTCCACCTTGAAAGTATCTTTCTTCTAAGTCGGTTGTAAGTTTTAGCACTTCCCCGATTCTCCAGCCGGAGTAACACATAATAAGAATGAGCTGCACTTCTGGATCGTCGGTATTATTCCACAGTACTTGCATCTCCTGATCGGAAAATGGTGTTCCATGTTCGGTGTCATTATCAGCATTGACATGGACATATAACGCCTTATTTTCCGTTACGATCTCTGAGTAGACAGCATATTTGTACATCTGCTTGAACAGAGTCAAAATAGCCATCTGGCTTTGCTTTTTCAGCTTGCAATCATCAATAACCTTTTGCATATCAGGAGCCTTTAAATCTTCGAATATGCGATTGTGCAGAACGGTGCAGTTCGTGTAAGCCGTCCGATATGCTTCCTTTGAACTGTATGACAGTTTTGTCCCATTTGGGAACTTCCACGCATAAAACTGTTTATATACCTCTGAGAACGTCAATTTCTTGATTTCCGGGTGCTTATCCTCTACACCCTTGATTGTATTGTAGTCGGCAATCAAGCGGCTTATAAGAGTGTCTATGTCGGTTGTGGGGGATACCTCAAGAGTCCGCTCCATGCCTGGTTGATACGTGCCGGCTTTGTAAGCTGTCAGGACAGTAAAGCCTTTTATCCAGTCATCCACGTAGCAGATCGCCGGCGGACGTTTTAGCTTGCCAGTATCGTCCGGTGTAGCTGGTGGATGCACTGCGAAACAGTTTCTCCGGTTCTTGCCAAGGTACCGGATAGAGCCGAAGTTATTTGGCAACTTTGGATATTTCTTTCTTTTCTTCGCCATTTTTATTCCTCTTTTCTTTATGTAGCTGCTTTAGGTATAAAAATAACAGCCGAACAAATTTTCTGGGTTGTTCGACTGCTCCGAAGATGATACAATATGTTTGCCAGAATATTACATTTCTTCGGAGATGTATAAACGCCGTCCCGGTACGCCAATGCCGGGGCGGTTTTTATTTTATTCTATTTCTTCAATATCAAGAGAATATCCAAGAACTTCTCCAACGTCTGTGCATTTTCCTTTTAAAGTAACGGTGTCGCCCTTTGACATAGATGCTATTTTAGATTTTTGATCGTCGCTCTTGATGTAACACTGGACTCCAATAATCTCAAAATCTCCATCAGCCATAAGGTCAATATATTTTCCGGCTGCATCAATGTTACTGAGCTTTCCGGTGATCTCAAGATGTTTGCCTTTGTATTTATCAGATGCACCCATTGCATTACTGTCAAGATCAGACATCATATCATTGACTGATACGGCTGTATATTCAATTGGTGTAGGTGTATCAACTTCTTTTGTAGATTCCGTCTTTGCAGATGTGCTGGAAGTGGATGTAGTACCTGAATCCGAATTTCCGCCAACGGCACCGATAACACCAACGGCGACAACCGCTAAAACTACCCATTTAAGTTTTCCACCTTTTTTCTTGCTCATAGAATTGCTCCTCCTAATAGCTTTATTCGCCACGCTTCGCACTTTTTATGCGGATTATGTATTTTGTACCGCTGATTTTGCAACATTATGTAAAGTACGGTTATATGTGGTATTTTTATTTTATCATTTTAAGAGCATATTGTAAAGATTTAGAACGAAATAGAGTGATTTAGATGAAAAAGAAATGTTTTTTTCTATAAAATAGTGAGAGTTCATGTATATCATTGGCAGTTGCCAAGAGTCGGAATAGATGGTATAATAGCAAAAACGAACTAATGTTCGGTTCTATTTCCCACAGCCGAACATATACTGTAGTGTAGGTGGTAGTTATGACAGGGAGGGTTATTATGGATTATAAGAAAGAGATTATTGAGATGATACAGAAAATACATAGTGAATCAATGATAAAATTTATTTACGGGTGTGTAAAAAGGGCTTATAAGGAAGAAAGGGCAGGAAAATGATTCCTACCCTTGTGTTTTAGAAAATAAACTTCTCAAAAAAATCACATAACAAATCTTTTTTATCGGGCGGCAGGTTATCGTATTCAAGAATTATTCTTTTGAAACGAGGGTCTGACTGCTCGATTTTTGTAACTACATCTCCAAATTCAATATCAGGGTCTTGATTCTCTTTTAAATCTGTCAAATCTGACATTCTTATTCGGAAATAATCGGCTAAGGCTCTAATCTTTCCGGTTCCCGGCATCGAATTGCCTTTGCACCACATATTAAATGTAGATGCGTTTGTTCCAATGGCTTCAGCGATTTCCTTTTGCTGTTTCCCACTTCTTGAAATGTACTTATTAAGATTATTCGAGAAGATCTTTTTCTGCTCTTCAGTTGTCATGGTCGTCATGATTCTTTTCCTCCTTACATTTTGTATTGTACATCATATTTATAAAAAATTCAATAGTTAATTCAATTATTTTGAATTTTGGTGTTGACAATTCAATACAGTTGAATTATAATAAGCTCAGAAGTTAAGAAAGGAGATGAGCAAATGCCAAAAATTTCATTAGAAGCTGTTCGAGTAAACGCAGGATGCAATCAGAAAGAATGGGCTGAAATATTCGGTATTTCCAATGCAACTGTAGTTAATTGGGAAAAAGGAAAAACAGAGCCGACATTATCACAGCTCAGAAAAATGAGTGAGCTTTCTGGAATTCCTATGGACTTTATTTTTGTGCCAAATAACTTCAATTAAATTGAATTAGAAAGGAGCATAAATGGACGCATTACAATTTAATAAAGCCGTCAGTCAGCACTGCAAAGAATCTGGTGGAGACTGTTGCAAATGTGACCTTCGGCTTTACTGTTACCTATCGCCAAGTGAGCGACCAGATGAGTTAGTGAGCCTGGTTATTGATTTTTTTGCATAACCACATTGAAAACCATGGTCATTATACCCATCACAGCGCGGCTTCATTTCCGTGTATTGATGATATGGACATGAGCACCGCAGTAGGTGGCGACCGCTATCAGAAACCTCATACTCTTCATAAACAGTCACGTGTTTGTGAATCTTGTGGCAATGATACAGTCGTGTAATTGTTTCAACCATATAATTCCCCTTTCGTTATACTCAGCATGTCGGTGCCTGTAAATGCATTATAGGTAGAGGGGAAAGGAAATACAATAGGTTGATGGGAAGACGAAAGATTTTTCTAAAAAAATAAGAAAGGAGTATGAAATGAGCGAGGTTGATACTTACATCAAAGAAAATGCAGAAGTCCATCAGTTCGCTGCAGAGGTTGCGAGAATCATATCAGGCATTCCACAGATGCCGGAATTCTCGTCAGAAATTCTGACCGTAGCCGACGCGAGCCAATTGATCGGACTTCCTGTAACAGCAATCCGGGCAGGGATTGTGTACGGATGGTTGCCAATTGGAGTGGCTGTGCAGAATAACAAGCCAGCAAAAAGCCTTTCCGGTGGACGAATTACATACATCATAAGCCCTAGGAAAGTTTATGAAGTAACTGGTCATGTCTGGAAAGGCAAAGCTGCTCTTAATAAGTAGGTGCTCCGGAGGGAGCTGGAACCTCCACCCCGGAGCTTGCATCTACTAAATCGCGCTTAGTAGATACAGGTTAATTATAAGCCTCTATCTGCTAATTGTAAAGACAAATAAGAAAAAATAAGGAGAAATTAGCACGATATGAGTGAAATTAGAAACGAAAATCAGCTAACATGGGCTGACATCGAAGTAGCACTTGCGACTGAAATTGTCGAAGAAAGCAAGAAAAAGTCAAAAAGATGGTTCACAGCATGGGTTGTGACGGCTGCCGCACTGGTGGCAAGCAACCTTGCGTGGATTGCAGGAGAAATGAAATAAAATGAAAGAATATATGTTGATCGCCGTATGCATGCTCGCCGGGAAATATGTGGATATACCTATCTGGCTAAACATCTTTTTCGGTATCTCGGCAGCATGGGCAGTACGCCAGATGGAAGCAGACTGGCAGTAGGAAATAAGGAGGATAAGAAAATGTTCGAGAAAGAGATTGATGAAATTTACGAACTCTGCAGAAGAGTTCATAATGAAGTTCCGACAGCAAGTGCCACATTCAACTATTCATTTTATGGCATGAGCGTATTTGGACTCAAAAGGCAGGAAGATATTTGCCTTCCCAAAGACAAATTTAAATGGGATTTGTACCAAAACGTATCTTTTAACCCATTTTACGAGAAAGAAAGTCGTGAAAGTCTCAGAATAATCAAAGCTTTCTTGTTGGAACTTCTGATAGATGGGAAGTGTCCAAATGAGTAAGCAGATAGCGATTATGAAGCTTCTTCCCAGTCTGGAGATAGCAGGATGTATTAATGAACTGCTCAGAGAGCTTCAATCCAGAGGGGATTATATTCTGGATTATGAGAACTGTGACATGTCTCTGGACCATATCGAATGCCATGAGACGGATACATTGTATTGTTTTTTAAAAGAGAGGAGAAAAGATAATGAAATTGTACGAAATTGACAACGCAATTATGGATTGTGTAGACATGGAAACAGGAGAAATCATTGACGTTGAGAGGCTTTCTGCTCTTCAGATAGAAAGGGATCAGAAGATTGAGGGTATCGGTTGTTGGATCAAAAATCTTCTGTCAGATGCAAAAGCCTTAAAAGAAGAAAAAGATAACCTTGCAGCACGTCAAAAAGTTGCCGAGAACAAAGCAACTTCATTAAAAGAATTTCTTTCAAAATATCTGGACGGTGAGAAATTTAAGACTGCAAAGGTATCAATTTCTTACAGAAAAAGTGATTCTGTAGATATTTCAGTGGGGGCAACTGTTCCTGAGGAATTTCTTAAATATGCAGAGCCTATACCTGACAAAATCGGATTGAAAGCGGCATTGAAAGCTGGAAAAGAATTTCCGGGAATTTCACTGAAAACTTCTCAAAATATTCAGATTAAGTAGGAGGACGCTATGAGTGAATTTGAAATCCGTATTCCGGCAAGGAAGAAACAGCCTGTAACTGATAAGAACAACCCAGTTGTGAAAGTATCAGCAGACGCATACAACGCACTGGTTGAAATCTATAACGAATCAACCTTATCAATGAAAGATATTGCGAGTTTGCTGATTATCGAGGGCAGTAAACATGTGGTTTATGACAAGGAGGAATAGAAGTGAATATATATGAGAAGTTAGGTATTATTCAGTCAAAGCTGAAAGCCCCTAAAGGACAGTACAATTCCTTTGGGAAATACAAATACAGAAGTTGTGAAGATATTCTGGAAGCTGTAAAGCCACTTCTGGCAGAAACAAAGACCGTGTTAAGTGTCACAGATCGGATGGAAGTTGTTGGTGACAGAATATATGTCAGAGCAGAAGCTCATCTGAACGACTGTGAAGATACCGGCGAGATTACAACTGTTGCTTATGCAAGGGAAGAAGAGTCTAAGAAAGGCATGGATTCTTCACAGGTGACAGGTGCAGCTTCATCTTATGCCAGAAAATACGCTTTGAACGGACTGTTCTGCATTGATGATAACAAAGACAGTGATTCTACTAATACAGGAGATAAAGAAAAAACGTCCGGCAGAAAAGCGGAGCCGGCAAAAGAAACCGAGATGATTAGTTCCGAGACTACTATGTCAATTAAAAATATCATTGATAAGTACCCGGAAGTTAAACTTTTGGAACAGATCAAGACTCGGTTTAAAGTAAATGACATTAAGTCACTTACTAAGGAGAAAGGACAGAAATGTCTAAAGATGTTGATTGATTATGATAAGCAGAAAGGAGTAGCGGTATGAATAAAGTAATTCTTACAGGAAGATTTACACGTGATCCAGAAATCAAGTACACCAATGATGGAGCATCTATTGCAAGGTTTTCTATTGCGGTAAACAGAAGATTTGTGAAAGAGGGTTCTGATCAGAAAGCAGATTTTTTGAATTGTATCGCTTTCGGAAAGTCGGCAGAATTTATCGAGAAATATTTTTCTAAAGGAATGAAAGCGGATTTATCCGGGAGAATCCAGACCGGCAGCTACACCAATCGTGACGGACAGAAGGTATACACAACAGATATTGTTGTGGAGGAGATTGAGTTTGGTGAAAGCAAAGGTTCTAGCCAGAGTCAGCAGAAGCCAGAGACACCACATCCAGAAGCAGACCCATACGGATTTATGAGTATTCCAAATGGAATTGACGAGGAGTTGCCGTTTGCATGATACAAATTGACAGTAGGGAACATCAAAAAATTATTGATGGCATTAAGAAAGCATTTGATGCAGCAGGAGAAAAATGGTTCGTGTCAAAGCTTTACGTCGGAGATTACATGAATTATGACAACCCTCGACTGGTTGTTGACCGGAAACAAAATCTTTCTGAATTATGCGGTAATGTATGCCAACAACATGAAAGATTCCGTGCTGAGATTATCCGGGCAAACGAAGCAGGAATAAAACTTGTGTTCCTGTGTGAGCACGGAAAAGGGATTGAGAAACTGGATGATGTCCTCTGGTGGGAGAACCCCCGGGCGAAGAAAAGGGTTAAAAAGAATGGCATCTGGGTAGATCAGGAGCAGAAAGTCATGCATGGAGATGTCTTGTATAAGATTCTCTGCACGATGCAACGCAAGTATGGTGTTGAATTTCTGTTTTGCGACAAGAAAGACACTGGCAAAAGAATTTTGGAGATTCTGACAAATGGATAAAGAGACAATTAAACAGCAGAATAGCATGAGGGACGTCCTGAGCAGATATAGCATGGTTCCGAACAGAGCAGGGTTTGTTCAGTGCCCGTTTCATCCGAAAGATCGTACTGCATCCATGAAAATCTACAAAGACAGTTATTATTGCTTTGGCTGTGGTGCAACAGGTGACATATTTACATTCGTTCAGAACATGGATAATTGCGATTTTAAGACAGCTTTTGCCATACTTGGAGGAACTTACCAGAAACCAGATTTCTCTTCCAGAATGGCAATATATCACCATCAGAAGCAGATGGAAATGCGACAGAAGGAAGAACAGAAGAAAAAGGTTGAGCTGCAAGAATGCTTGTCTGATATAGATTTCTACCGGGCTATCCTTGACAGGGTGAAACCATTGTCTGACGGATGGTGCGAAGCATGGAATAGGTTACAACTTGCGCTATATCACCATGGATTCATAGCAGGACTGGAAGAAGGTGATTAAAAGTGGAAATGATAAACAAGCTCACGAAGGATTCTATTCTGGACGAAGAAGTATTTGACGAGATATTCAACCAGGAAGACGAGATATACAAGGCACGTCTTACACTGACTCTTCTGGACAGAGCCAAGGAGCTTGGCGTAAAGAAAAAATTTGAGGATTTGCTTAAAGCCTACACGAAAGTACAGAAGCAGATGATTGAGAAAGAGAAAAACAATAGGACGTTATCTATGCTGGACCAGTGGACTAATTTCTCTGATTGTGAATATGATCGGATGAAGTGCCTTAACTGGGTGGCGGACGATGATGGAATCAGAATATCAAACACAAATCCAGGATCGCCGGACATTATAGCCTGTTATCATCCTATACTTCCAATAGAGCGAATGAAGAATCTGGAGACCGGAGAAGAACAGATAAAGCTAATCTATAAGAGGAATAATAAATGGTCCGAGGTTATTGTACCGAAAACTATGGTTGCATCATCTACTAAAATCGTTGGCTTGTCTGCGCTTGGGATTTCAGTAACTTCAGAAAATGCGAAGTTTCTTGTGCGGTATCTGTCAGACGTTGAGAATGCAAATGACGATTATATCAACATTCAGTATTCATCAAGCAAAATCGGGTGGATTAGGGATTATTTTCTTCCCTATGACAAGGACATTGTGTTCGATGGAGACATGAGGTTCCGGCAGCTGTATGAAAGTATCAGTGTAGGTGGTAGCAGAACAGAGTGGTATGAACACGTAAAAAAGGTTCGTGCTACTGGAAGAATAGAGCCGAAAATTATGTTGGCTGCAAGTTTTGCCAGTATTCTGATCAAACTTGTCGGTGCACTTCCGTTCTTTGTAGACCTCTGGGGAGAAACTGAGGGTGGTAAGACCGTAACACTTATGTTAGGAGCTTCCGTCTGGGCGAATCCAGGCGAATCACGATACATAGGAGACTTCAAGACAACAGATGTGGCTCTGGAAGCAAAGTCTGATATGCTTAACAATCTTCCACTAATTCTTGATGATACTTCCAAGGTATCTGCCAAGATCAGGGATAACTTCGAGGGCATAGTGTACGACCTGTGCTCCGGCAAAGGAAAGAGCCGTTCTAATAAAGAACTGGGTGTCAACCGGGAGAACCGCTGGCAGAACTGCATTCTGACCAATGGTGAGCGTCCGCTTGCCGGATATGTCAGCCAAGGTGGAGCTATCAACCGAATTATTGAGGTTGAGTGTTCCGAAAAGATATTTGATGATCCGCAGCTTACCGCAGATACCCTTAAAAAGAACTATGGATATGCTGGAATCGACTTTGTGAACGCAGTCAAGGAAATGTCTATTGATGATATAAAAGCCCTACAAAAGCACTATCAGGGTCTTATACAGGACGATGATAAGATGCAGAAGCAGAGTATATCTATGAGTATCATTCTGGCAGCAGATAAGATTGTAACAGATCAGCTATTCCATGATGGTCAGTACATTGACATTGAAACTGCAAAGAGTCTCCTGACAGAGAAAGAAATGGTTTCTGAAAATGAACGTGCCTACTGGTTCGTGGTTGACAAGATTGCTATGAACGGAATTAAGTTCGATTATAACCCAGATATTAAAACAGAGAGATGGGGAATTATTGACAATGATCCGGTAGAGAAGACATCAACCGCAATAATCTATAGCGCAGCGTTTGATGATCTGTGCAAAATTGGAAGATTTTCAAGGAAAGCATTCTTGTCATGGGCTGTTAAGAAGGGGCTTGCGGAAACTGACAGCAGAGGTTATCCGACTAAAGCGAAGAAGTTGGACGGAATTGTCACTAAATGCGTGTTCTTGAAAATTGTAGATGAAATTCCAAAAGGATTCGTGAATTGCAATGATAATTTTGAGATTACAGACGATATTGTGTTTGATTGATGAACAATTCGTCCAAAAGGTAACCGGGTAACCTAGGTAACCTTTGATTCTGCATATATATATACGAGTATTTATATGTGCATATTGAGTGTAAAAGTTCCCCTATATGAGAAAGTCAGGGTTACTCGGTTACTCGGTTACCTACCTGTAAAATCAATGGTTTACACGAATTAGTACGGTTACATCTCGGTTACTGTGGGTTACTTATATTAAAATAATATAAATATATTATATTTATAAAATAAAATTAAATAGAGCGTATACAGTATATTGTATACAATATTCAAAGGAGATGATAAAAATAAAAGTAGAAGCAAAGGATATTCCGTATATTCAAAAATTTATGACTGAATTCTGGAAAACTATAAAAGATTTCTATTTAGCCGAACTTACAGATGAATATTCCAAGCAGGCCACTGATCGTCTGATAGAACTTAGAGAGTATGCGGAAATGTGCCCTGATAATAATGATAAACAGTTTATTAAGAATTGTCTAGTTGCTTTTAATAAGCTATTAGATTCTAAACAGAGGGAAGTGAGAAAGAATGTACAACACGAAAAATAGATACGAACAGGGGCAGGCTCTCAGAAAAGAAATATATATGTATATCGTCAGTTATATCAAACTGGTTGGATATGCACCGTCGATTACGGAAATTTCTGAAAGGGTGGATGCCGGGAGAGCTACGGTCTGGAAGCATGTCAATCAGTTGATTGATGATGACCTGCTCAAGACGAACCACCCCAGTACCGACAGAGCATATACTCCAGTTGGGTACGGAATAAGAAAGAAAAGTAAGGAGATAAAATGAAACTTTATGACATTGTTACAGCAGATGGTACATTCGTCGACAGTATGAGCAGAATAGAGATTTTGGAACGGTTCGGGATTTCTAAAGGAGTCTTTCAAAGATATCTGGATAATGGCGATCTGTTAGAAGGGAAATATCAGATAAATGATTATGACTGTGACATAAAAGCAAGGAAATGTAAGGATAGGGAATTATTCTTACAGTTTGACATTCTGACTCAGAAAATAAGGAGGACTGTTGGATGGGAAAACTAAAAAAAGAGTGGAGGTCTAACACAATGAATAAAATGCGTGAATATGAGCGAGGCAGGGAGGACGGGCTTGACCTTGCCAGACGAATTGTCAAACAGGGCGGGATTGAAGCCCTCGAACAGGAATGCAAGTTCCGGGGTGCGACCGGGATACATACCTCTCTGGCAGTAAAAGACCTTGATAAAGCGTCAGAAAAGATAAAAGAGGTTATAGCGGATTCATTTGTAATATTGTCAATCGCCGTTCTGCATGATGATTTCGGTTTTGGCGAGAAACGCTGTCAGAGATTTAGAAATGGCCTTGACCGGGCTGCTGATTATATCAATGACGGTCTGGCAGAATGGATTGATTATGTAGACGCTATTAAAGAAGAGTTAGGGATTACATTAAAGAATCCCGCAGAATAACGGACAGGTAGCATTTGGATAAATTAATCATGGAGGACTGCACAATAGCGTGCCAGTTACTTACATGGGGAAAGTGAGGATAACAAGAAAATGGTAATAGGAAAATTAAACCCGATAAATAAAGATGATCTAAAAGTCGGAGATGTAGTTGGAATCGCAAGAGAGGTACGGTGTGGATGGGGAGAGAGTTTTAGACACGTCATGGTGTATCCGGCAAAGATCATTCGCATAACTCCTAAACGAACCAAAATTGAAACCGACATTGGAGAATACGATAAACATGAAGTGTTTTACAAATACGATTCCGAAGCCATAAAAGAAAGCGAAATGGCAAAGAAATTTAAGGAAATCAAAGATGGTGCATATGTCATTGAAGATTTTAAGTCGAGACGTGGGCTGAGAGTAATTAAAGACGAAGATTTAGATACACTGTCAGAACATATTAATGCAATCGCAGAAATTTTGAAAAGTTATGAAAAGTGAGGATAGAAATGAAAAACAATAATTACGCTTCATTCTTCAAAACGAAACCAAAGAAAGTAGAGAGATACATCCGTTGTAGAAAATGTGGTGGAAACATGGAATGGAGTAGGGACTTTCCACCACAAATCAAATGTACGAAGTGTGGATATACTGTATATCCACAACCTTATGAGCCAGATTGTACCACACTGCCAGAAACATGGAAGAAATATTTTGAATTATAGGAGAAAATGGGGATGAAAAAAATGGATAAATTAAAGCCTTGTCCGTTTTGCGGAAAAGAGATAGATACAGACAAAGATATGTATATCTCAGAAAGAGATTGGAAGCCATCTTTTTACGACCCTGACAGTGGAGGTCATCCGGTAAGTATTCGCTGCGAATGCGGATTAAAATTTTGCCCGGGCACATGGGATTATAAAGACTTCGTTGAAGCATGGAATAAAAGAGCGAACGATAAGGAGGACGCGAAATGTTAATCAGAAGTCAGGATAAAACAACGTTGGTAAGGTTCGAAAACATTGTAGTCAATCTAAAACTTCCAGATTCGTTGAAAGTTATATGTTGGAGTTGGCAGGATACACAGAGAAGTGGAGGATATTTTGTTTTAGGAAAATATTTTACCAAAGTAAAAGCCATGAAGGTATTAGATATGATTCAGGAAGCCTATGTAAATGGACATATTGATTATCAGATGCCAGAGGATGGAGGTGTGGAAGCATGATTACATTCTTATTAGGATTCGCTCTTGGAACCATATTCGGAGCGACTGGTCTTGTATGTGTAGCGATTATGTACAATAAGCACCATCCAGATGAATGAAGCATTTGAAATTGTGAAAGGCGGTGGAGTTGAATGAGCAAATGGTATGTAAGTGTCGGAATGAGCTTATCAATTGATTATGACGATATTGAAGCCGATACAAAAGAAGAAGCTGAGAAAATAGCAAAAAGTAAAGCGTTGGAAGACATTGATTACAACAATTGTGATTGTGATACTGGCTATCCAATAGTGTATTGTTGTCTTGAGGAGGAATTATGAGTAAATCAGTATTAGTAATAGATACACCAGAGAATTGCTATGATTGCCCGTTCGGAACTTCATACTGCGGCGAACTTGAATATGAGGGATACTGTGAATTAGCCGATTGTTTAGATTATGATGTAATTCTGATGACAGAAGAACATTATGATTGCGAAAGCAAATCAAGACCTGAATGGTGTCCATTGAAACCATTGCCGGAGAAAAAAGAGTATATCGTTCCGAATGACAATGTAGAATCACAAAAAGATATTATTGCGGTTGGTTGGAATGCCTGCTTGAGAGAAATTACAGAAACAAGCGATGAAAACAAGCGATAAAAAGTAAGCGATAAGAGGTGGAGAAATGATTATTTTAACTGGAAAAATCGTGTTTGTAAAGACACAGGAAGAATATTTGAGTGTTCTGAAAATGGCAAAGCTTCAGGGATTCACATGGGCGAGAGAAAACCATTTAAACCCTATCGTAATTCCGTTTCCAAACATATTGAATTTTTACGACAGTAAGATTGTTACTTACAACTATGTTGAAAAGACAGTGTATGAAGCATCCGAAATCGTCGAAGATGAAGAAAAAATCAAGGATGCAGTAAAACTTGTCAGAACGTTCGCTAAATACCCAGACAGAACAGCATTGACGGATGCATTCATTGAATCGTTGAAGCTGCTCACAGACGCTATAGAGAGTCAGATGGAAGAGGTGAAGTAGATGGAGAGATTAACAGAAAGAGAAAGAAATGTTGATGGTACAGGAGTTGCAAAAGAAGAAATTACGGATGGATTATTAAAACCGTTTGCGGATAAAATTCTTACGAAACTTGCTGTTTATGAAGACTTAGAAGAACAGGGATTGCTTGTGAGATTGCCGTGTAAGGTTGGGGATATGGTATGGGATAACGATTTTGGATATCCGGAATCGTATGAAATAAAAGCATTTTCATATGGATATTGTGACAGTTATGTTGAGCCAGATATAGAAGATGAAATTATATTTTATTACGAAAACTATACAGGTTCAATAACAGGAGCTTTTCCAATGAGCGAAATTGGTAAAACCATATTCTTCACCCGTGAAGAAGCCGTGAAAAAGTTGGAGGAGATGAAGAAATGAATAACAAACCTACACCAGACATAACGCCAAACCTTGCTATATCAGCATACCACGTACTACAGCAATATTGTACTGGACAGCCAGCGGATTGCAAAGGCTGCGGATTCTACGAACACTGTCCAGAATGTTTTCGAGGCATGCCATGTGACTGGAACTTGAATGAAGAAGGTGAAATAAATGAAGTTGAGAAATGCGACGTTGATTGATTACGGAGTGCCGCCGGATGATATACCGACATTACAAAGTCACTTGCGGAATCTTAGTGAGAGCGATAAATATAATCTGTTACAGGTATCTATCAAATATGCGCCCGGCATCGAATCACAAATCTATGACAGCATCGTGAACAGTATTGGTTATCGGACAATGGAGAAGATCAGGACAGTTCCTGCAACAGAGAATGACTTTTACGGATACAAACGCAAGGTCATGGCGGAATATTATCATCTGGCCAAATTGATTGGCAGACTTTAAAAAACTTAAAAATTTATAAAAGTGGTAGAGAGCTAAAACTCCCCAGTGTGGTATTATATTTGTATATAACTGCTATACTGGGGACTTTTTGAATTGAGGTGATAATATGGTGAACTTAAAAGCAGTTACGAGAAAACTCCAAAAAGCTATATTATCCACCGGATTAATCATAAAAATCGGAACATCGCAATTCTACAGCCATGAGCAGGAACGATTAATTACAGTAACGATTATATCAACACCAGTGTTTAGACCAACAAAGCGTGGCGAATGGAAAGATTGTGATTATGAAATATTACGAACTGCATCCCAGTATGATGTGGTCATGTGCCTAAAAGAAATATGGGAGGCGGTCAGAAAATGAGGATAGACAGAGGTGATTAGATGGACTTAACGCCTAAACAGAAAGCGTTTGCAGATGAATATATAAAGAATGGCGGAAATGCATCTGACGCCGCAAAGAAAGCAGGTTATAAGCAAGCAGGAATACAAGGACATGAGAACCTAAAAAAACATAATATTTCTCAGTATATAGCCGAAAAACAGTCTCTCATCGAAAAACAAAAAGGCACTGACATCATGTCTCTGGCAGAAATTCAGCAACGCCGTTCCATGATTGCAAGAGGTGAACTGACCGATTCGTTTGGATTTACTCCGGACTTCTCCGATCAGTTGAAATCCATGAATGATCTGGAAAAAACACTTGCGATAAAAGAAGCCAGAGAAGAACAGAAGAAAGCAGAAGAAAAAGCCAGATTGAAAAGTGAATATCATATTGATCTGGATATTGTCCCGGACGTATTTCATAAAATGATTAGAGATATCCGGAAAAAGAAACATAGCGAATACATTCTCCCTGGCGGACGTGGCTCCATGAAGTCCTCAACTATATCTCTGATTATACCGGAACTGCTGAAGAATAATCCGAACATGCATGCTCTGATTCTGCGAAAAGTTGGAAACACTATCAAAGATTCTGTTTATGCTCAAATGAAATGGGCTATTGATAAATTAGATCTAAATGAGGAATTTACGTGCAAGGTATCTCCTATGGAGATTACGTATAAGCCCACTGGACAGAAGATTTACTTTCGCGGTGCTGACGATCCATTAAAGATTAAGTCTATCAAACCAGAATTTGGATATATAGGTATTGTCTGGTTCGAGGAGTTAGATCAGTTTTCTAACCCAGAAGAAATCCGAAACATTCAGCAGTCTGCTATTCGTGGTGGTAATGAAGCGTATAAATTCAAGTCATTCAACCCACCTAGGAGTAAGAATAACTGGGCGAATGAATATACAGCAGAAGCAGAAGAAAAAGATGAAAATGTAATGGTTGTGCATAGCACGTACCTTGATTTAGGAATTGAACAGGAATGGCTTGGAGATGTGTTCCTTGCGGATGCAGAACATCTAAAAGAAGTCAACCCAGATGCTTATGACAACGAGTATTTAGGACATGCTAACGGAAATGGTGGAAATATCTTTGAATACATCGAAGAAAGAACTATCACAGACGAAGAGATCAGCCATTTTGATAGAATTTATCAAGGAGTTGACTGGGGTTGGTATCCGGACAAATATGCTTTCTCCAGAATCTATTATGATTCAGCTAGAGAAACAATCTATTTCATTGACGAGATTTACGAAAACAAAAAATCAAATGAATGGACTGCGAATGAAATCAAGCGAAGACAGTATGACGATTACGAAATTACTTGCGATTCTGCCGAGCCTAAATCAATCAATGATTACAGAGATTCAGGACTCCCAGCAAGAGGAGCAATCAAAGGACCGGGAAGCATTGAGTATTCCATGAAGTGGCTGCAAAGAAGAAAACTTGTGTTTGATCCAAAAAGAACGCCAAATGCTTGTAAGGAATTTAAGAAGTACGAATACGAACGCGACAAAGACGGAAATATTTGCAGCGGATATCCAGATAAGGATAATCATTTGATAGATTCTGTCCGGTATGGTTCAGAGTCATTGTGGAGAAGAAGGGGGAATAGTGCATAAAATGTTAGATAGGTACTTTTCAGATAAAATAAATAAATTCTTAAGCATTGGTTTAAAAATATATGGATCATCTGACATTAACGAAATCTTAAAAGTTGTAGAATATGAAGACATTATTGTGCGAGATACTTCTGTAAGATGGATGGATTTTAAAAGGTAGATTAAATGGGACTTATAACAACACTAAAAAGGTGGTTTAATATGATATTCAAAAAACAAGCCGAAGAGGACTTCAACATTCAGGCAGCAGAATTTCCAGAGATGGAATCGCTGATTAACCGGTGCGCGAACATTTACAGAGGTGCGCCGGAATGGCTGGATGATAAGAATAATATCAAGACGATCAATTTTGCTAAATCTGTCTGCTCAGAAACAGCTCGGCTCGCAACGCTGGCGATCGGCATTCAGATAGACGGTTCTGCAAGGGCTACGTGGCTACAGGAACAGATCGACAAGGTATATTTTCAAATCCGTCACTGGGTAGAATATGGCTGTGCTTATGGAACAGTATTTATTAAGCCAAATGGTGAAAGCATTGACGTATTTACTCCGGCAGATGTGATGATCGTGGACTATGATAATCAGGAAATTAAGGGAATCATATTCAAGGATTCTTATACTGTTGGACGGAAATACTATACACGGCTTGAATATCATAGATTTGTTGAGACTACCGTGGATGGCGTGACGACCTATCCGTACTACGTTTCTAATAGAGCCTATGTGTCAAAATCCCCTCAGTCAATCGGCGATAAGATTGACCTTAAACAGACCAAATGGGCTGACCTTATGGCAGATACGCCGCCGATTCTCAAGGCAAATGGAGAGAAGCTGGACGGGCCTCTGTACGGAGTACTGCGGACGCCGCAAGCGAATAACGTGGATATTAATGCACCATTGGGATTGCCGATTTTTGCCGAAGCTATCGAGGAGTTAAAAGACCTCGACATTGCATACAGCCGTAATGCCGGAGAAATATTTAATTCTCAGAAGATTGTTCTGGCAGATGATAGACTGCTGATGCCAAGCGGTACGCCTGTATCAGCCATGTCGCCACAAGGTATGGAGAACAGGCGAAATGAGATGAAATTGCCGCACTTTGTCAAGAATGTATTCGGACAGGACGAGAAAGAGTTTTACCAAGAAATCAATCCGCAACTCAACACGGATACCCGCATAAGTGGCATAAATGCCCTTTTAAGCCAGCTGGGGTATAAGATTGGATTCTCCAATGGGTATTTTGTTTTCAATGAATCTAGCGGCATTCAGACAGCTACAGGAGTAGAAGCAGAACAGCAGAGGACAGTCCAGTTTATCAAAGACGTTCGAGACAAACTGGAATCCTGTCTGAACGAAGTAATCTACGCACTGAACGTTTACGCTGACCTGTACGGGCTTGCACCTGTCGGAGCTTACGAGGTCAATTATGATTTCGGGGACATCCTGTATGTACGTGAAAATGACCGTGCGAGATGGTGGCAGTATGTGACTACTGGCAAGGTTCCGGCATGGTTGTATTTTGTAAAATTTGAGGGAATGACTGAGGAAGAAGCGAAAGCAATGGTTGAAGAAGCCCAGCCAGACGAGCCAAAACTATTCGGAGAGGAGTAAAAAGATGGCAGATAAACCAGTAACAAGGGAAGAGAAATATCTTGCGTACTTGACAGGCGATTACACGGGCGAAATCCCGAAGCCAATCACAAGAAAAGAGAAGTATTTGTACGAATTGTGTTTAAAAGGAATAGGCGGGGAAATCTCGCCGGAAGAAATCAAGAATGCAGTGAATGAGTACCTTGAAAAGAATCCGGTCAAGCCCGGAGCCACCACAGAACAGGCACAGCAGATCGAGCAGAATAAGACGGACATTGCTTCACTGAAAGAGGATGTCAAATATTTTAGCGATTCTTATGTTACGCCAGAGATGTTCGGTGCTGTTGGGGATGGCGTAACGGATGATAGTGACGCAATTGAACAAACGTTAAGTAGTAATAAAAATATAATCATGAAAGATGGAGCTATTTATAAGATCTGTCGCGCGATTTTACCAAATGCAACTAAGATTCATATTGATGGACATGGTGCAAAGATTACAGCAGACGACACATTTTCATATGTTCAGAATACTTGCTATGGATTCTTCCAATTCCAAGTCAACGCAAAAAATCTAACAGAATTTATTGTGAAAAATTTAGATATTGATATTAAGACAAATGGAATATTATACGGTGAACGTATAGCTGAAGATGAACGTTCTTGTCCCACTTTTAGAATAAAAAACGCAAAAACTATTTTAATTGACAACTGCAATTGGGTAGTCACGTCTGATACTGGAAATAGAGCTATACTATGGGTTGATGGGGCTTGTGATGAACGTGTTTCTATTACAAACTCAAATTTTGAAAATAAATGTGCTGGCAATGCAGGTGGTGTAATCGCTATTAGAATGATAAATGATTTAAAAGATATTACATCTTTCATGGCGAATTGCTCATTAATTACAGATTCTTGTGATGAATTATATTCAATTCAAAATATGGGAGCATCAAATCTTTATTCTACAATTGAATCTTGCGTATTTATAAATCATGGAGGGTTTATAAATAACAATTCTACCAAAAAAACAATAATAATTGCAACCAATCATACAGGGACTGGCAAATTGTATATGGATATTAACGCTACAAAGATAGAATATGACGGGCAACCGACAGATTTGATGAATAGTGCATTAAAATTATCAAGTACAACACATGCTCATCAGAATATTACAATGAGAGGATGTATAATATCAAATCCTTACGGACGTGCTATCGAAGGGGCATTTTCAGAACAAGGCTCTCAAGAATATTTGCATATAAATGTGGATAAATGCGATATTATAGGAGGTAAAGGTATTTTAAATGATACTATAGATGCAATTGGAGATATTATTATAACCGATTGTAATATCGAAGGAGAATCATATGTATCGTATTTCTATCCACTGAATTATACAAATCGATTTATTATGAGAAGTTCAAAAGTGCATCTTAAAAATCCAGAAGGAATATTATATGTTACTAACAAAAAAAGGCATATTGTTGAAATTTGTGGAAATATATACAGCGCAGATTATATATCTAAAGCATATGGTAATGATACAATTGATCCAGATGCTCCGGATATTGATTTGGAAGAGATTCAAAATAATGTTTATGTAGGGCAGTCAACTATTTAAAAAGAAAAAATATTAAATGAGTGCTAAAGTTAATTAAAAATAAAAAGTATTCATGTTCAAAAAGCGAATATGCGGTATTTTTAGATTCCGATAAAAAAACCAATATCATCAAATCAATTAAAATAGCTGATGCGAATTCGTCGTATAACCAAAAGTAAAAGTTTATTCGAAAAATGATAATCATTTTATAGAATATTTTTGAATAGAGTAATCTTGAAATACTTTAAATAGCATAGTATAATCCTATAAATGTGAATTTTGGAAATAATTAAAGAGGCGGGTTATGATTACAAGCAAAAGAGAATTAAAATTTTATCTAATGGCAGATTCTATGATGAATATAGGTAAGTTTGAGTATTCATTTATTGAAAGAATTAAGCGGATTATTGTTCCAAACGATATATTGAATTTTATGAAATCACTTCGTTATTACGAGTACTATACAAATGTAGGAAGTATAAAACGTTTTTATTGGAAACTAAAAAATAAGCGGATTCAGTTAAAATTAGGCTTTTCAATTGCTCCCAATGTATTAGGGTATGGAGTTGTGATTCCCCATTGGGGGACAATTGTAGTGGGGTATGGAAATCACATAGGCAATTATTCTGTATTGCATACATCTACTTGTATTACTGCTGGTAAAAAGGAAATTGGCGATGCTTTTTATTGTAGCGCAGGGACAAAGGTTATTAATGATATAGTTATAGGTAAGAATGTTTCAGCTTCTGTAAATTCTGTTGTTAATAAAAATATAGAAGTCGACAATGTTTTAATTGTAGGAAGCCCAGCGACAATAAAAAAGCAAACAGAACCGTGGTATGTGCGTGATGGGAAAGAATATTTAGAAAAAGTCGAAAATTGTGAGAAGTTAAAAGAAAAGTTTGGCATCCTGTAGGATACCTTTTTTGAAATGAACCAATTTAAAGAGGGCTAATACACACTAAGATATACCAGTAATACCGAAACAATCAACCATTTAATTAACTAACAAAAAACCAAAACATGTACCACGACTTTTGACGAAAGAGGTGATATACTATGCTTAGTCCTGAATATTTACGGCAAATCACAGAGGGCAGCGAACAAATCGCCGAGGAACTGCATCAGTATATCATCTCTGAGATCGTGTCGAGAATGATGGCAAGGATTGGCAGAGGCGAGGATTATATTCTGACCAATACCGATGCGTGGAGAATCAGAACGCTACAGGAATCCGGTGAACTGCTAGAGGACGTTCTGGCGGAACTATCAAAGTACACCAAACGCGAACAGCAGGAACTCCTTGAAGCGTTTGAAGATGCCGGAATCACTGCAATGAACTATGATGACAAGGTGTACAAGGCGGCAGGATTAAGTCCTGTACCGCTCGAACAGTCTCCGGCTATGATAAGGCTCATGGAACGGAATATGCTTGCGACTATGGGCGAATGGAAGAACTTTACAAGAACAACCGCAAGTGCCGCTCAGAGACTCTATATTGAGCAATGCGACCTTGCATATAACCATGTGATGACAGGGGCGGTCGGGTATACGCAAGCCATCAAAGAGGCAGTTAATAACGTTGTGAGCGATGGTATTACCGTCACATATCCATCTGGCAGAAAAGACACAATCGAAACCGCAGTTGCACGTTCTGTCAGAACTGGTGTGGCTCAGGCTACGGGAGATATATCTCTCAAACGTATGGAAGAAATGGACTGGGATTTAGTTCTGGTCAGTGCACACATAGGAGCCAGAACAGGTGACGGCGGCGAGAATCCGGGAAATCACTCGTTTTGGCAAGGCAAGATATACTCTCGTTCTGGTAAGAGCAAGAAGTTTCCGCCGTTCTCATTGACCGGATACGGAACAGCAAGTGGACTGTCAGGCGTCAACTGTCGGCATAGCTTTGGGGCAAGCGACGGAGAATTTAATCCCTATGCGGAACTATCAGCGCAGGACAAAGCCGACAAAGGCAAACAGTACGAAAAGGAACAGAGACAACGTACTTATGAACGGAGAATCCGAAAGACAAAGCGTGAAGTCCTTGGACTGCAAGCAGGAGTTGACAATGCACCGAATGAAAAGGCAAAATTCGCACTCCAGCAAGACCTTGACCGGAAGTCTTATCTTTTACAGAAACAAAATGCTGCATACAAAGATTACTGCAAGCAGAACGGCCTAAGAGAACTGCAAGACCGCCTTATGATCGCTAAGTGGAACCGTCAGAACGCCGCAAAAGCCAGAGGAGCGGCGAAGAGATATAAAACAGCAAAGGGGATTGACTGATGAGCAAATGGGAATATTTCAATCCGAATCCTGTTAAGGATAAGAGAACAGGAGATTGCGTTGTCCGAGCGATATGCAAAGCAACTGGCTTTGACTGGGAAACGGTATTCGCTGGATTAATGGTACAGGCGTGCACTCTGTCAGATATGCCAAGTGCAAATTATGTCTGGGGAGCGTATCTTTATAAGCATGGATACAGACGCAAGCTGATAGAACAGTCAGAGCGATATATTTATACAGTCAATGACTTCTGTACAGACCATCCGACAGGCACATATATTCTCTGCATAGATGGTCATGTGGTGACAGTACAAGAGGGCAAATATTTTGATACATGGGATAGTGGTAATGAGATCCCGGTATATTACTGGGAAAAGGAGTAGCTAAATGAGCATATCAGAATTTGTACAGATTTTCCTCTCTATCTGCGGAGGGGTGTCTATTGTCGGAGGGGCGGCGGCCGTAATCTTTAAATGGATTACTCCGGCATTTCGACTTAATAGGCGAGTAGAGACACTGGAAGAACATGACAAACGAGATTACGAGAGTCTTCAGAGAATCGCAGAACGAGATTCATTAATTCTGGAAGTGTTATCAACCATGTTGGACAGTCAGATTAGTGGGAATAACGTCGAGGAATTAAAAAAAACAAAACAGAAGCTTACAAATTATCTTGCACAGAATCAGCGTTAGCATTAGTAAGGGGTATGCTCATGAAATTATATGTGTTCACAAAGAAAGATATAGACAGATTCTTGATAGAGTGTAATTTTACACCGGACGAAGAAAGACTGTTCCGACTGAGATGTAAGGAACATACGCTCGAATACTGCGCTGAACAAATGAACGTGAGCATATCCACGGCGAAACGATTAAGCCGGAGGGTGAACAATAAAATAATTAAAGTATGCTGATACGATAAAAGCCCCGGGATTATCTCTCAGGGGCTTGTTTTTATTCTGATTTTATCTGTCCTTCATATTTTTTTATGAGCCATTCCTTACCATCCAAGTTCATCGTCACCGTCGCAAAAGTCTTCGGTTTCGATGCACTGACGTAATCTACTTACTTTGTTAGCGATTTCCTCGTATGTTTTAGTGTCGATTATTTGACAGCCCCATAATACGTGATTAGCTGTGGTGATTTCATCAATTCTGCCGTAAGTATCGAGGTAATCTTTAGTTACCCCGAAATCTTCCTCGATGGTTTTGAGCCTTTTCATGATTTTTTCTACGTAATCTTTCACGATGTTTTCCTCCTTGACTTTTCCTCTACGCTGACGTATAATTTCGATATCAGCAATTTTTATTGTTGTTTCCCAGTGTTCCATGATTTCACTGGGAGTCGTTCCGGTCTGGCGGAACGTTGAGTTGAAATATGTTAAAATAAGATTGTAAGTCTTATCAAGTAGGGGCGTAACTGTTTTGGTTACGCCTTTTTACTACTTTCTAGGTAGATAACGTACCACTGTAAGTTTTCAGCAGTTTCATTTTGAATCTTCTAAGGCAGCTCGCTCTAACAGCTGTCTCACATAATCCGGGCATTTGCTCTTTCCGGATTCCCAGTTCTCGAGCGTTCTAATCGGTATGTTGTACCTCCTTGAGAATTCTGCTCGGGATATCTTTAAGTGTTCACGCATTTCCGCGGTGGACATATTTTCTTTTTGTTTCAGATCATCTTCCATAGATCCTTTTGTTTTGTAAGACATGAATCCTACCGCGGATGGAAAAATACGGGTATAACTGGTTTTACCTTCGTCAATCCATTTAATGCTCACATATACTTTTGCACATAAATATGGCCATTCCGGACTTAATATAGTACCGTCCGCATATACACAAACATCGCATTCTTCAGCGATAGAATTATCATATATGATACGATCGACTTCTTCTTTAAAGAATTTCGCACGGCAATAGGCCACGATGTCGTCTAACTGGTATCCGTCGCATTCAGGTATAAAGCTTTTGATTTGTTTTCGCTTGATCTCCCATAGATTTGTGCTATAATCTTTATCCATTTTAACGAGGCTGTCGACAAACCCGCCGACAGGAGAGGGATTTAAGATTTTGTAAGCTACATCAAGTTCGGCGTCAGATTTTCCACAGCTTTTCTTGAAATCATGCATTAATTCATCCATCATGGATTCAAATTCAGATTGATTATATTTATACATACATTTCGTCTCCCTTTCTATCAATGTTCTTTGACATATTTATGTATACGCTCATATAAATTCATTTCATTTCGGTTCGCCATTAATTCGCTTAAATCGTTTGAATCATAATTTGTAGAATATACGGCATAACTGCGATTTTCGATAAACCATGAAGCTTCTTTGATGTTGCTAAGAATCTCCATGTCTTTAGCTCTTTTTTCTGCGCGAGCAGGTCTGTCTTCAGCTTCGTATTTTCTAACGAGAGTAGATAAATATGAAATCATGTTTTTTCTTATATCTTCAGCCCATGCAATCTGCTTTGGACTTCCGATGAGTTCAACTAATTTTTGTTCCATTGTTTTCGCTTCCTCCCATGCTTTCTTAAGACCGGAGGAAATTGTCATTGCAGATTTCTTAACCAGTTCCCATGCTCTTTTCATGATTTTTGATAAGTTGTATTTCTTCATTTCTGTTTCCTCCGTTCCTTTGATGATTATATAATACCACCAATTTGGTGGTATGTCAATACTTTTTCGATACTTTTTTGAACTTTTTGAAAGTATTTTTTTATGCAAAAATATAGCTATAGAAAGTCATAGAGTAAGTTATAGGAGGTGTGCGAGATGGCATTATATAACAATCCTTATCAATATAGTTTTGGCGTTCCTGGGCAGATGAACCAGTTCCAGCAACAGCCTGTCCAGATTCCGGCTCAACCAGTGCAGCAACCACAGCAGAATAATAGCGGTATCCTGTGGGTATCCGGCGAAGTCGGCGCAAAATCCTATCTGGTAGCACCCGGGACAAGCGTTTTACTAATGGATTCAGAATCAGAAAAATTCTTTATAAAATCCACAGACGTTTCCGGTATGCCACAGCCGTTACGGACGTTTGAGTATCATGAAGTAGGCACTCAGATGCCGCCTAAACAGCCTGTTCAGAACATGGACAGTAAGTACGTCACTAGACAGGAATATGACGATTTAAAGGGTAAATACGAAGCTATCATAAACCGATTAAATTCTTTTTCTGAACCTGTTAGGGCTAATACCGTGCAGGAATCAGCAGTCAAGGGAGGAAACGCAGATGAGTAATCCATTATTCAATGCCCTCGGTGGTGGGATGCCACAGGGAAACGGGCCAATGCAGATGATGCAGCAGTTTATGCAGTTTAAACAGAATTTTAAGGGAGACCCGAAAGCAGAAGTTGAGAAAATGTTGCAGTCTGGAAAGATTTCTCAGCAGCAGCTTAATCAGGTTCAGCAGATGGCAGGACAGTTTCAACACATGTTGAAAGGAATGAAATAGTACATTACAATCTGGCCAGATTGATGTAAATACACAAAAAGGAGATTATATTATGGATGGAAATTATAGCTTAGCAGATATTGCCGCTGCTACTGGAAACGGTAGAAATAACGACGGCATGTTTGGTGGAGATGGCAGCTGGTGGATTATTGTTTTATTCATTTTTGCTTTCTTCGGATGGGGGAACAACGGCTGGGGTAATAATGGCAACGGCGGCGGATATGTAGCCACAGCAGCTACTCAGGCGGACATTCAGAGAGGATTCGATAACTCCGCAGTAATTAGCAAGCTTGACGGAATCAATAGTGGCCTGTGTGATGGATTCTATGCCATGAATAACGGTATGCTTACCGGTTTTAACGGAATCAATACAAACATCATGCAGACCGGCTTTGGAATCCAGCAGGCAATCAATGCTGATACTGTAGCAAACATGCAGAATACAAATGCTTTACAGGCTCAGCTTGCGAACTGTTGCTGCGAGACCCGGGAAGCTATCCAGGGCGTGAACTACAATATGGCACAGAACACCTGTGCATTGCAGAACACCATGAACAGTAACACAAGAGACATCATTGATAACCAGAATGCAAATGCGAGAGCCGTTTTAGATTATCTTTGCAATGAAAAGATTTCTAGTCTGCAGGCTGAGAATAATGATCTCAGACGTGCTGCATCTCAGGATCGCCAGAGCGCACTTCTCACAACTGCAATGGCTTCTCAGACACAGCAGCTCATTAACGCAATCAATCCAGCACCGATTCCGGCATATCAGGTTCCTAACCCGAACACATATTACGGATGTGGATGCGGATGCAACACCGGATGCAATTGCTGATAACTTCATATCGAGAGTATCTTTCGATTGATTCGAATGTCGGCTTATGCCGTATTACACAGAGGGGCAGGCTGAGACCTGTCCTTTTGTGATATGAAAGGGGTAAAAATTATGGCAGAATTTACAAGTGTAGCTGCTCAGACTGTAGCAGCAAATGGAAACGTAGTATTTTCAAATACAGCAGTTAAGGGTTCTAACTGCATTCAGCACAGAGAGGGAAGCGGAATCATCACTCTAAGAGGACTGACTAACCAGTGTAAAGCGAGATTCTTCGTGGATTTTTCTGGTAATATCGCAATTCCAACAGGCGGTACTGTCGGAGCTATTTCTCTGGCAATTGCAATCTCTGGTGAGCCGGTTCTTTCTTCCCAGATGATTTCCACACCGGCAGCAGTAAATCAGTACAATAATGTGTCCTCTGGCATCTATATTGATGTACCTCGCGGATGTTGCGTTAATATCGCAGTAGAGAACACAAGCGACCAGGCAGTATCTGTTGCGAACGCAAATATTGTCGTGACTAGAGAAGCGTAGGAGGTGTGATTATGAGAGATATTAAAGACTTATGCGCAAGAATTGAAGACGAGCTGTCCAAAATCGCTGACAATGGACTGACCACCGGAAATCTGGAAATGACATACAAACTGATTGATATGTACAAAGACATAAAGAACACGCAGTACTGGGACAAGAAAGTGGAGTACTATAACACTGTCCTTGATGAGATGCGTGGCGGATACAATGACGATTACAGCGAACGCGGAAGAAAGCGCGACAGCATGGGGAGATACAGCGCAAATGACGGCAGAATGATGCCGGATTATGACCGAGGCAGTTCTTATGCCAGACGTGGTGAGCATTATGTTAGAGGACATTACAGCCGCTCTGACGGACGAGATGCTTATGACGACTATATGACACAGAAACAGAGCTATCGTTCCGGCAAGTCTGAAGACTGCAAAAGAAAGATGCTCGCCGCATTGGAAGAACATCTGGACGAACTTACAACAGAAATGAGTGATATGTCCAAGGATGCAGAGTGCCGGGAAGAACGTGATCTTGTCAAGAGATACGTAGAAAAACTCCGTGATATGCTCTAAAAACACAAAAGTGGTAGAGAGGTAGTTAAAAGAAATCTGTTATAATGTAATTGTGCAGCAGGAAGCACAAGTAAAACGGTTGTTTTTGACATTTTCGTTTTAATCCTCCTTCCTTTAATTTAGTAGCTGGTACGCACGCTTTAACGGAAAGTTGAACAGGTTCGAATCCTGTCGTGCGTATTTGCCATCTGGCACGCAAGATGGCTCACCTCCTTGATTAAGGTTTTTGTTATTCATACTTTTCTTTTAAAAAAGAAATAAATATCCGAAACAACTCGTGGCAGGCATGACACGTTAAACACCTTGCTAACCCGGGAATCCGGGTTATGTGGAATGTACGCTAGTGGAAAACTGACAGAGTCGCACTCTGGTCTCCGGTTCGATTCCGGGCGCTCCGCTTTAATCCGCTTAGAGTTAAGCTGTTTGTATACAGGTGGTCTATGTCTCAGGTGGATTTACGCTATAGCGAAAGAAGTGAAATTCACCCCAGTTTCTTTTTAGAGGGTTGGCCGTTATAGGCGGCATGGAATGTAGCTCAGTGGTAGATCGCACTGTAAATGTGAGGTCGCAGGTTCGATTCCTGCCTTTCCGATTACCTTGCCAGTGGTCTAACTGGCTTAATCCATTTACCTGCGGCGGCAGGTCAATAAACACGACCAGGAGGATGTTATGCAGAAACTTATTGACACTTTAAAATCATTTGGAATTGAAATCCCGGAGGATAAACAGGCAGATGTAAAGAAAGCACTTTCTGAGAATTACAAGAACGCAAAGGAAGTGGCGAAAACTCTGTCAAAAGTTGAGGGAGAACGAGATAACTGGAAAGAACGTGCTGAGACAGCAGAAGAAACCTTAAAAGGTTTTGACGGTATCGACCCGGCAAATATTAAAAGTGAGTTAGAGACTTGGAAACAGAAAGCGGCAGATGCAGAGAAAGAATTCAACGCGAAAATCTATGACCGTGATTTCTCAGACGCACTCAAAGCGGCACTCGACAATGTTAAGTTTTCCAGTGAAGCTGCAAAGAAGTCTGTTATGGCAGACGTTAAAGAAGCCGGATTGAAGCTGAAAGATGGCAAAATCCTTGGATTAAACGACCTGATCGAACAGATGAAACAGTCTGATGCATCCGCTTTTGTGGACGAATCTCAGCAGCAGGCTCAGCAGAACCAGGCAAGATTTACCACTCACGTTGGACAGCAGCAGACACCGGGAAGTATGACCAAAAAAGATATCGAAGCGATCAAAGACCCGTCCGAGAGACAGGCTGCAATTGCTCAGAATATCCAGTTATTCCAGTGATTTTTACACCGACTATACACCAGAGTATAGCCGCTAACCCAATACCTTAACAATTATGGGTAGAAAGGATTTTTTATGCCAGCAAAAACAAATCTTATTATGACTAATGATATCCAGGTAACGGCACGTGAGATTGATTTTGTTACCAGATTCGAAAGAAACTGGGAACACTTGCGTGAGATTCTGGGTATCATGAGACCTATCAAAAAGCAGCCGGGTGCTGTACTCAAGTCCAAATACGCAGAGGGTACTTTACAGAGCGGAAAAGTGGCAGAGGGTGAGGAAATTCCTTACAGCAAATTTACTGTAAAAGAAAAGAACTATGCGGAAATGACCATTGAAAAGTACGCAAAGGCTGTATCTATCGAAGCAATCAAGGATCACGGTTATGAGAACGCCGTTCAGATGACTGATGATGAATTCCTTTTCCAGCTTCAGACTGACGTTACCAGCAGATTTTATGACTATCTGAAAACCGGTACACTTACTTCCACAGAAACAACATTCCAGATGGCTCTGGCAATGGCTAAAGGCCGTGTTGAGAACAAATTTAAGCAGATGCACAGAAACGTGACTGGCGTTGTTGGATTTGTCAACATTTTGGACGTATATGAATATCTCGGAGCAGCTGAGATCACTATTCAGAACCAGTTCGGCTTCCAGTACATGAAAGACTTTATGGGATTCAACACAATCTTTTTACTGTCTGACAGCGAAATCCCGAGAGGACAGGTTATTGCAACACCTGTCGAGAACATTGTCCTGTACTATGTAGACCCGAACGAATCTGACTTCGCAAGAGCAGGACTTGTATACACCGTATCTGGTGAGACAAACCTGATCGGATTCCACACTCAGGGCAACTATCACACAGCAGTGTCCGAAGCGTTCGCAGTTATGGGACTTACTCTTTTTGCGGAGTACATTGACGCAATCGCAGTAATCACCATTGATGAGACACCAACACTTGGTACTCTGACAGTAACATCTGCGGCAGGAACAGTAACCGGAAAAACAAAAATTACCGTAAAACCAGATAAAGAAAATGTCAACAACGTATATAAATACAAAATTGCAACAAACGCAATAACTGTTGAGTATGGGCAGAACCTCAGGAACTGGACTACATGGGGCGGAGAAGGTGAAATTGGGGCAGCAACTGGACAGAAGATCACAGTGGTTGAGTGTGATGGAACATACAAGGCACTGAATGCCGGAAGTGCAAGCGTAACAGCGAAATGACAAACGTAGGAGGTAACTGGCATGGCTTATGCAGATTATGAATTTTACACAACTTCATATTTCGGTTCAGTTGTGCCAGAAACCGACTTTCCACGACTAGCAGAAAGAGCCAGTGATTTCGTGGACACAATGACGTTTGATAGACTGGTGGATGGGCTGCCAACAAATGAACGCTCACAGAAGCGCATCAAAAAGGCAGTTTGTTCATTAGCTGAATTAATGTATCAGATTGAACTTGCTGAGAAGAACGCAATCAATCAGGCTTCGACAAATCTTACCGACACAAATGTCGGGAACATCAAAGCCGGTGCAGTAACCTCTGTATCCTCCGGCAGTGAATCCATTTCCTACGCCACACCTCAGCAGATTGGAGCGAGTGCAAAGGAATGGAGTGCGGTATATGCCGCCGCCGGAGATGCACAGAAAACGAACGACTTGCTTCTTAAGACAGCTTTGCCGCTTCTGATGGGAGTAAGGACGGATGATGGAATACCAATATTGTATGCAGGAGTGTGATAGAAATGATGGAATTAAAACAGACTGTTGAAATGATGAATAGTGCAGATTACAAGGAACGCTTTAAGGCAGAGTATATGCAGGTGGTTATTCGATATAAGAAACTTGCGAATATGCTTGAAAAATGGGATAAAGGAGAACTCCCATTTACTCCTACTTGTCCGAGAAGTACTTACAATATGCAGGTAAGAGCAATGACGGATTATATTGCAGTTCTGGAAGCAAGGGCAGTTATGGAAAATGTGAATCTGGAGGACTAAGCTATGGACATTTCAACATTAGGCTCATGTATAGCAATCGTTATGATTTGCTACATCGTAGGAATGGGCTGTAAAGCATCAAAAAGAATCTCTGATGAATGGATTCCAGTGATCATGGCGGTTATTGGTGGCATTCTCGGAGCTGTCGGGATGGGAGTTATCCCGGACTTCCCGGCAACGGATTATATCACAGCGGTTGCGGTCGGTATGTTTAACGGATTATCGGCTACTGGCGTGAATCAGGTTATTAAGCAGACAGTGCAGAAAGAATAATTAAGGGAGAGGATATCATGTATAGCAAAACGGTGACGATTTTTGACTATTACGAATCAGCCACGACAGGAGATGCGTACTGGTATCCTCACGTGCTATCCGGCGTTGATCTCATTACGGACAAGGGAGCAATCCTTAAAAAGTACGGACCAGACGCAACTGACAACGCACAGTTGCACGTTCGTTATGCTGTTCAGAACGGTGATATAACCATTACCGATAAAGATGGCAAGATTCTCCCATGGGTGCCTTCGAAGGAGTGGAAAAGGCAGATTAACAATGCTCTGGAAGATACTATCACATTCTCGGACGAATCATTCTTTTGGGAGGGTGAATGGACTGGTGGAGCAGTAACTGATGGTGATTATCGAAACGGATTCTACCAGTACATGAACGAGAACAAGGATAACGTGTTTAAGGTTACCAGTGTAGGCGGTCCGTACACACTGATTCCACACTTTGAGATTTTGGGTAAGTGATATGAGTAAAATTCATCATTTCAAAGGATTCTCCATAGTCGATGGAGATATGAAAATCAAACTGAATATGGACAGGTTCTCAAGGCAGTATCAAGAAGCCCAGTATCTCCTTGATGGAATGGTTATGGACAGTATGGTGCCGTTTATGCCGATGATTACAGGGGACTTTATCAACCGAACAAGAGTTGAGAGTACATCCTTACAAGGAACTGGGAAAGTATGCGCGGCGGCGGCTCCTTATGGACGTTTTCTGTACGAGGGGAAAGGAATGGTTGATGAAGCAACTGGAAGTCCCTACGCAAGACGTGGAGCAAAGAAAGTTCTCGTTAGTCAGTTTTCTGGCCGGACAGCCGCAAAGGAAAATCTTGAATACACCAAACAGGCTCACCCACGGGCACAGGCAAAGTGGTTTGATGCCGCTAAACGGCAATATGGTGACACATGGGTTCGCAAAGTAAAAGCACAGGCAGGAGGTGGCAGGCATAGCAGATAAACCTATCGGAAAAGACGCAACCGGATACGAAATTCTGACAGATGCCATGAAAGCACTTCTGAACCAGTATCCGGGACTGTATGAAAATGAAACAATCAAGTTTGAAGAACTTGGCAAGGAATCAGGAATTGCGTTCTCGGCAGATAATGGAGCTTTGATTTATTCAGAAAAAGAAGATGTTTGTGGCGTAATGCACCAGGTATGCCAGTACCCATTTTACGTGGTATATCGCACAGCATCCGACAAGGAAAGGCAGAAGCTATCCGTTCAGAAGTTCCTAGATAATCTCGGTAAATGGATATGCCGAGAACCAGTTATCATAAATGGCTCTGAGACACGTTTAAATGCGTTTCCTGAGCTTTCTCAGGGGCGAGTGATAAAACGTATCACCCGTGATAATTCCTATGGTTTAGAACCACAGGAGAGTGGTGTACAGGATTGGTTATTACCATTAACGGTACGCTACGAAAATACTTATGAAGTAATATAACAAGTAACAACCAGCTATCAATCGGAGATAGTCGCTAACCTACGCAGCCTTTTAAAAGTTATAGGCAGAAAGGACATTTCTATGGCAGTTACAGGCAAAATTGACCGTAAATATATGGCTCATTACATTGATGCAGGTTCCCTCTGCGGAGGACTAACACCGAAATATGAGCGTCTTGGAAAGGATTTGGAAGAGTACAATGTAGAACTCAATCCAGATACTGAAACATCTAAAAACATTCTTGGAGAATCCACATTCAAACACAATGGCTATGAAGTTTCTTCTGACGCTGATCCATTCTATGCAGACACTACTTCTGATCTGTTCACAGCATTACAGAAGATTGTAGATGGACGTCTCAAAGACGATAACCTCAAAACAAAAGCAGTTGAGGTTCACCTTTGGACAGAAGCCGCAGCAGGCAAGTATGAAGCATATCAGCAGGACTGCTACGTTGTGCCGACCTCCTACGGCGGTGATACATCTGGCTATCAGATTCCGTTTACCGTCAATTATACCGGCGAACGAGTAAAAGGAAAATTTGATATCAGTTCCGGCACATTTACAGCTGACAGCGAATAATTTTTTTTAGGAGGGCATAGAAAATGGCAAAAACAATTAATACAAACATTGATGATGGATTTCTTCTTTTCACATTCACGAACAAGCAGGGTGAAGTGTTCTCTTCATTCAAACTGAATCCTACCGACATCAACATTGCAGCAAGAGCGGAAGAATTGGAAACTTTCTTTGAACAGGCTCAGGAATCTGTTAAAAATGTCTCTTCCGGCAAAGAGATGGCGGAGATTAATAAGCAGATCGAGGACAAAATCAATTATATGCTCGGGTACGAAGCATCTAAAGATTTATTCAAAGAACCAATTACCGCAACAACTGTTTTTGGAAATGGTCAGGTGTTTGCCTATATCGTTCTGGACAAAATCAATGAAGCACTTACTCCGGAAATTGAAAAGAGAAAGAAAAAAATGCAGGAAGTAGTCAATAAGTACACGGAGAAGTATACAAAATGACCGCCTATGAGTTGCCCACCTCACTAAATATCAGTGGGGTGGATTTTTCTATCAGAACGGATTTTCGAGTAATTATTGATATTCTGGTTGCCATGAATGACCCAGAATTGGACGAACAGGCGAAAGCTGTTGTTATGTTACAGATTTTGTTTGAGGACTGGCAAAGTATACCCCTGGAACATCTTACAGAAGCTTGTCAGAAAGCTTGCGAGTTTATTGATTGTGGTCAATTCGATGATAGCCCGAACAAGCCCAAACCCCGTTTGATGGACTGGGAACAGGATGGAGATATGATCGTTCCGGCTGTGAACAAGGTTGCTGGTAAAGAAATCAGATCAGTACCTTATATGCACTGGTGGACGTTTTTTGGATACTTTATGGAATCTGGCGAGTGCCTGTTCAACACCGTAGTTGGAATCCGGTCAAAAAAAGCAAAGGGTGAAAAACTCGATAAATGGGAAAAGAAATTCTATCAAGAGAATAAAAACACAATTGACATAAAAACACGTCTCAGCGACGAGGAGCAAGCTTATAAAGATAAGCTGAATGAGATGTTGAACCTCAAATAGTTAGGAGGTGGACACATGGCTGCTGATGGCTCAGTCATTATTGATACCAGAATGGACACATCAGGTGTACAAAACGGCGTATCAGCAATCAGGCAGTCTTTTAACGGACTTGGCAGCGTAGTAAAAAAAATAGGCATACTGATTGGCGGAGCATTCGCAATTAGGAAACTGGCTCAGTTTGGGAAAGAGTGCGTAGAACTTGGTTCTAATCTGGCAGAAGTACAGAACGTGGTTGATGTTACATTTACCACAATGTCGGATAAGGTCAATGAATTTGCAAAGAATGCCATGACCTCGGCCGGATTATCTGAAACAATGGCGAAACAGTATGTCGGAACGTTCGGAGCAATGTCTAAGTCGTTCGGATTCTCAGAAGCGCAGGCTTACGACATGTCAACGGCTCTGACACAGTTAACTGGCGATGTGGCATCATTTTATAATATCAGTCAGGACTTAGCCTATATCAAACTGAAATCAGTGTTTACAGGTGAAAC